ACCTGTTGTGAGTATTACATCTGAGCCGTTGGAAGCTGTATAATCTGCGCCATTACTTAGGAAGATTCCATTAAGGTACACATCGAGAAACTGAGGTGTATAACCACTCGTAGGAAAAACGGTTTGAAGATTAGTTGCAGTAATACTGTCCCTAGTCTGAGTAGCCTGTGGTACTGGCTGTGTGCCTATGTATCCTGACATTTAAGTCTCCTTTTTATCCAATTAAATAGCCTGAAAACTGTGAGTGTGCCGAACCAGATGATGTGTGTAGTTCACCGCCGCTGTGTCCTGATGCTTCAACATGTACAGCATCATTAGCTGACAATGGAACTGTGGTAGTAAATCCCACACGATTGTAACCGCCATGACTAGCAGAACGAGTATTTCTAATCTCATGATTATTAGATCCATTTACATATAGATACAGATGAACTACACCACCTGTACCTGTTTTATGCCAGTGATATGAGCTAAAGGAGTACAGGCCAGTAACAGGTGCAGTAAACTCATGAGTGCTAGTATTAAAGTTATTAGCTCTATCATGTATTTTTGTATCATGTTCGATGATTGCTTGTGTAGTTATGTCGGCATTATTTGCAGTATAAACCCTAAAAGCTGGCTGAGTTGGTGTTGTAATTGCACCTGACGAGTCGATGCGCATACGTTCTGCGCTGTTCGTAATAAAGTACATATCATTGGTAGCAACCCCAATCATATTTCCGTCATTGCTACTGTTGCTATCTTCAATAATAATGTTTGCTTCTGCGTCTGAACTTTCAAACTTAGCAGTGTAGTTATAGCCACCCCCAGTAACTAGAAGTCCTACATCTGTGCCAGATTGTGTAACTGTTACGCCTGTTGATGTTGTTTCAAATTTCTTTACGCCGTTATGAGAAAGTTCTACTTGTGCATCTGCAACTGCGTTTAAATAATCTTTCCCAGAGCTATCTTCTAATAGCAGATTTTCACCACGAATACGCAATGAACCACTACCTGTTTCTTCAATGTAAGTGTGGTTATTACTACCATCGTGATAAATCTGTAGGTCAGACCCAGCACCAAACTTAGCTTTGTTGTTGTCACCAAATGACAAGTCGCCTGTAAGTGTACCACCAGATGTAAGTAACGCATCAGCTACTTGAAACGATGCTTGTGATATAACAACTACATTGTCACCACTCTGTGCGGCTACAGTAAGAGTAATTGTAGTACCATTCGTAGCTGTATAGTCTGTGCCGTCTACTAAGCGTACACCATTCTGGAATACGTGAACCTTACCTACTGTGTAGTTCAAACCAGTGAGGCTTGTTGTTGCACCAGTGATGGTAAAAGTCTTCTTACGTTCAGCACCACTGCTTACGACAGATGCTTTTGAACCTATATAACCTGCCATGTGTTTATCCTTTAAGGTGTTTCGCTTGCTTCTGCTTCAGCGTTTACTTGTGCGGCTGTCTTAGCCCAGCCTCTTGTGAAAGCATCTGCTACGATTAGCTCTCTTGTTGCTGGTATAGCTACGCCTTCATCTAATGCACGATTGGTATACATTGAGATGATTTCATCGTTAGCTATTCTTGCTCTATTAGTAAGCGCATTGTCAGCCCAATCTTGGGGGTCTAGGGCGGCATACTGTAAGCCTTTGTATTGTGTGTCTGTTAAAGTAATTGTTATGTCTGGCATAATTGCCTCCTTGTTGTTTGTCTTGTTAGCCTATTAGATGAATACTAAATGTACTTTCGCCAGCGGCATGAAATGCACCACCTACTGCTACTAAAGTTATAGTGTCGTTAGCGGCGCACTGAATTAGCCCCCCTGTAACTGCCATACCTTCATAACGCCCAGGTGTACTTACTGACCTTTGGTTGTCATAAATCCAAAACTTAGGCGACCCGTTTTTTCTCCAGTTAGCCCTGCATAATTCAGAAGTCCCAGAGTCATCATCTATTAACAAAGAAGCAAACACACTATACATACCAGCAACAGGGCATGTAAAAACACCTGTACTGTTGTTAAAGTGGCTTCCTACATTGTGGTGTATATTGGTGGTTCTGATATTTGTGTTTAGATCAACATAAGCACCACTAGTAGAGGGAAAAAGTCCTGTCCCTGTAAAAGATGGCTGATTTGGCGTTGTGACACGGCCTGATGAGTCGATGCGCATACGTTCTGTACCGCCACTGTTAAAGGTAAAGTTAGCACCAGAATTTGTACTAAATGCCAGTTCGTTATTATTATATTCCCACTCAATGTCAGCATAATAAGTAGCATCGTTGCCAATTTGAAGTGTACCTGTTTGACCTCCAATTTTAACTACACCTGACGCATCTATGCGCATACGTTCTGTGTTGTTTGTTACAAATTGAAGCACAGGGTCACCAGCGTTTGTAATACGAGCCATTTGGGTATCACCCTTTTTAAACTCTAAAACGCCTCCATTTGTACCATTTAATGCAATAGTAGAATAACCAGTATAGGCTGTTGGCGAACTCGTACCAATACCAACATTAGAGCCACTAACTGTTATAGCATCGGGTATGTTAATTAAGTCTGTTTGCTTACTCATTAGGTTTGCTCCAGTACACTCACTATAACATCACAACTTGATGCTGTGTCACTTGTTACAACAACTGTGTCAGTCGTCTCTAAGATGATCTTACCGTCTAAGACAGACAGAGCAGAACCTGATGGTATAGCCACACCCTTAACAACGTAAACTCCTGCTGCTTGTACATCTACTTTAATCTGTGATGCTGTTCTGTTTGCTAAGTTACAACCGATCATCACTGATGTAGTTGAACTTGGTACTGTATATGTAGTTGTTGCACCTGTACCTACCGATGCACTTGTGTAGTTCTTAAATGTATTTGCCATTGTTTATATCACCCTAACGCTATGCTTAGCGCCAATGCATTTGATTCTGCAGTGGCTAATAAGGTAGCTTTGTTATCTCCATCTAAAGTTTCTGCGTCTACATTTAAAGCATTTACAAAAGATTGTGTTACTCTTGCATCTATAGCTGAGTTTGCTCTTGCTGTAGTATAGTATAAGTTAGTACCCTCTGACAAGTCTGAACTGGACTTAGCAGTAAATGCTGAGTTAAATCTTGCTTGTGTATAATATAGGTTACTACCCTCTGCTAGATTAGCAGTAGTCTTGGTAGCTAAGCGTGTATCAAAGTCAGCATTAGCACGAGCGCTTGTATAGTAAAGGTTGCTACCTTCTGATAAGTCACTACTACTCTTAGCTGTAAATGCAGAGTTAAACCTAGCCTGAGTGTAATAGAGGTTGCTACCTTCTGATAAGTTACCAGTGTTCTTAGCAGAGAAAGCTGTATTGAACCTAGCATCTGTGTAGTACAAATTAGTACCCTCAGATAAGTCACTACTACTCTTAGCTGTAAATGCAGAGTTAAACCTGGCTTGAGTGTAGTACAGGTTAGTACCCTCAGCTAAGTCTCCAGTGTCATGATTGCTTAGTGTAGAAACTGTTCCAGTGACGTTGCCTACAAGGTTAGTCGCTAGAGACTTATTCATAGCCCATCTGTCATTAGATGAGTCATACGTAAATGTAGCGTTAGCACCGTCTACTGTAAGCCCAGCGCCATTGGCTGCACCTGCATTAGCTGCACCCTCAGCTACTGTAATGTTTAGATCTGCTACAGATAGATTAGTAGAGTTTACTGTAGTAGTAGTACCGTCAACCTGTAAGTTACCTGCAACTATAAGTGTACCTGTATTGTCACCATGTGCAGCAGGGTCTATCGTAAATGATGCAGGACCTCTGATGTAGCCTGTTGTAACTATATTGCCTGTACTTAGTGCATCATTAGCGTCTAAGTAAACAGCCTTGTCTGCAGGGAGTGTAATAAACACATCCTTAGTACCTGCAGTAAAGCTAACAGCACTATCGCTGTTGCTACTCTCTAGTATGGTTGTTCTTGTAAGTACACCTGCATTGTATGTACCTAAGCCTACTTCCCACTCGTCTGCGTTACGGTGAGAAATAGCGTAATATGTAGTGTCGCTGTTGGCAAGGGCAGAGCTAAAAGACTCAAAGCCTGTAACAGCGCCACCCAACGTAACAGCACCAGTGCCAGTAGTTGTAGCGGTTTCTTTTACTCTATCCTTGACAACGAGAGCCATAATACTGCTCCTTAAGCGATACGAATGATTGCGTTAGATGCGTCTGCTGTTGGGAACTGTACCACAAAGTCACCATTTGTAGATGTCTTAGTACCACCAAAACTGATCACTGCTATAGCCTTGTTAGATTGTGAAGAGTTATAGATGATACAACCGTCTGCAGAAACTGTAGCAGAAGACCATGTAGTGTCTGCGAAGTCAACAGTAGCAGTTGAACCTGATAGAGCAATAGTTGCACTACCTAGTGTGTTACCACCTGTAACGTAGTTAGTACCAGTAGCCTCATCTGAGTTACCTGTTACTGCACTATAATTAGCTGTAGATGCATTGTAAGTACCCGACTGTGAGTTCTTAATTAATGCTATTTTAATTGTGTCTGTATCTAGATCGTGAACACCACCAAGTAACTCTTGCTTGAAGCTGTTGCACATCGCCGTTGTAATAGCCATTGGTTATGTCCTTTGTTTGTAAAATGCACAAAAGGGCCAGCATAAAAGCCAGCCCCTAAGTTAATTGTTATATTAAGCAGCGTTGAACTTAGCTGTTACAATCGCTTCTGGGCGTAAGATCTTGCGACCATATAAGTGCATCCCACGGCAGATGTCTGCAAAGCTATCTGGGTCACGGTATGTTTCCACTTTTGATAACTGTTCTGCAGTCGCTACTGCTGAGTCGTGTCCAGCTACGATAACACCATAGTTAACGTTTTGGTTAGCTGCACCAGATGTTCCTGCGCCTGTACCTACTGCTGGTAAGTTGTTTGACTGATAAACACGGAAGCCGTGAATGTTTGCAGCCAATAAACCATTTTGTAGTCCTGCACCACCGAAGTCTGCATTTAATAGGCGAGAATCTTCGTCTTTTAGCATCTCGATGAACACTGGGTCAAGTACTATCCATCTACCTCTAGTATCAACATTTGCTACATCCATTGTACGAGACATACGTGCTAGTACTTGTAATGGTGTTGCA